TTCACGCAGATGAAGCTACGGGGCACCAAATATGGTCGCTTCTATACAGCCACTACAGTCGCGGACAAGTTCCGGGACTTTCCCTCGATCTACTTTGTTTACTTCGCAGACTTCCGTGGGAGATTGTACGCTCAAACAACGGGCGTATCACCGCAAGGGTCCGATATGCAGAAAGCATTGTTGAGGTTCGCAGTTGGGAAGCCCTTGGACAGCTTAGAAGCAGAACGGTGGTTCTGTATCCACGGCGCGAACAAATGGGGCTACGACAAGGACAGCTTGGACGGAAGGGTCCACTGGGTCAAGGAGCACCATCAGCAAATCATGGACTTCGCCGCCGACCACGTAAGCAACAGCGGTTGGCGTGATGCGGACACCCCTCTTCAGTTTTTGGCTTGGTGCTTTGAATATGCCGAGTGGCAACAGGCGCCTCATACGTTCGTTAGCCACCTACCCGTCGGTATGGACGGGTCCTGCAATGGACTACAGAACTTCTCGGCGATGCTTCGAGACGAGGTTGGTGGGAAAGCAACAAACCTTATACCATCAGATTTGCCTAATGATATTTATCAGATGGTTGCTGATGTTACTGCTTTGGCGTTACGTCGTAGTGAGCCCGACGAAGCTGGCTATCGTGACAAGTGGCTCCGGCATGGTATCAATCGTACTCTAGTCAAGCGCTCTGTGATGACCCTGCCCTATGGCAGCACCCGCTTCTCATGCTCAGACTTTATCGTGGGCGATTACCTTAAGATGGGTAAGGCTACGGAGTTCGAGAAGACGGAGTACAACAAGGCGGCGCAATACCTTAGCCACTTTGTTTGGGACGCCATTGGGGAAGTCGTGGTCAAGGCGCGAGAAGCAATGGTCTGGCTCCAGAAAGGTGCCCGCCAAGTTATCAAGAACGGGGACGAGACTATTAGGTGGGTGTCCCCTAGCGGCTTCCCGGTTATCCAAAGCTATATGCAGCGCAGCGAGCATCAAATCCGTACCAACCTGTGTGGTACGGCTATGCTTAAGCTGCACAAGGATACAGATAATCCCGACGCCAACAGGCACCGCAACGGAGTAGCGCCTAACTTCATCCATAGCTATGACGCTGCCCACTTGCACCTAGTAGCAGTCGCGGCTAAGGCCGAGGGTATGCAGCTTGCCATGATCCACGATGATTACGGCACACACGCAGCAGACGCCCAGCGGTTCTACAACATCATCCGCGAAACCTTTGTGGCGATGTACGAGCGGGTTAGCCCCTTGGAAGAGTTCGCCGCACAGTATGACTTGCCCGAGCCCCCTACCAAGGGGTATCTTAATCTCCGGGACGTGCTTTCCTCTCCCTACTTTTTCTCGTAAGGTAGGGGAAAGTTAGTTTCGTCACCCTAGAACACAAGGAGCATCTATTGCCCGATAATACCAAGAAGGTTATAGAAGTACATAGACTTAGTAGAGAAGGCTACCAAGCACTTGAAAAGCTATGTGGACCTATCAAACCTACTACTACCACAACCGCTATTGAGGCAGGGTACGCCCTAGGAGTGCAGCACGTACTCCAACTCCTTAGGGAAGGGTTTACTCATGGGTAACCGCAGAGTGCGGCCGGATGACTACGCTAGGATAGCCGTAGCCGTACTAGAGTGTATTGATATTGTACGCCAAGAGAACGACAAGGCTATAGCTAAGCGCCTCGACGAGGAAGCAGTTATGTCCCATATTATTTCCAGCCCTAATGCTTGGCTGGTAGATGATACCTTCCTAGTGGTTTATAGTATCGTTACCCCGTGGTATGCTCCACGTAACAGTTTTGAACTTCGAGAAGAGTTAGTGCTGCGGCTTGACCCAAGCAATAAACCTTTCTCGGTAGTCCCTGAGTTCCTAGCTCAGCGGGCTGAGGCTGAGGGCGTTGTTTTGACGGCAGTGGGCACAGCCCTCGCTAGATCAGACGACGCCCTCGCCACTAAATATGAACAACATGGCTTCCTTAGGGAGGCTATTCTTTTAACCAAGGAAAGCTAAGGATGGACTAATGTGCTTTGGTAATGGTGCCGCCAAACGGCAAGCGCGAGCTACCGAGAAAGCCGCTGCGGATCAGGCCAAAGCCGACCGTCTAGCGGCAGTCGCTTTGCAGCAAGGTAGAGAAACTATGATCGCCCAAGCCCGCGCCTCGGAACAGGCTCAGGAACTTTTGAATGTTCCAATGCAACAGGCCGAGGTTGATCTAGCTGCGGATAGCGCAGAGATTGATCCGGCAACTGGACGCCGCCGCCCTACGCGCGCAGCGTTTATGTCAACTCGCCCATTGGGCTCAGGGCTTAGGATTTAACACTGATGGCCCACGCTACTAAAGCTTCGGCTAGGTGGTCGGAGCTTGATGGGCAACGACGTGGGTTCATTTCTCGCTGCGAGCAATACGCCGCCCTGACACTTCCGAAACTCTGTACACCAAATGGCTATAATCAAAATAGCCAAGAGCTATCTCATGACTACCAATCGGTAGGTGCGCAGGCTGTGAACCACTTGGCTAACAAGCTGATGCTGGCACTCTTTGCACCAAGCCGCCCGTTCTTCCGCCTTGATCCTACCGACAAGATGCTGAAGACCCTTCAAGAACTCCAACTCACGCCGGAGCAACTGGCCCTCATCCTCTCGCAGGGTGAGCAAAAGGCTATTAAAGCCCTGGACCGAATGGCTATGCGACCTAAGCTGTATGAGGCGGTGAAAAACCTAATCGTGCTTGGCAATGTCCTTCTAGAACTACAGAAGGACACGGCTCGCGTCATTGGCATTAAGCGATACTGCACCCGGCGCTCTGCGTCTGGAAAGCTGCTTGAGCTTATTGTTATGGATACCGTTGAGTTTAACGAGCTTGAAGAGGAAGTTCGGGACGCTGCCAACCGCCAAGGGTTCCGCCCGCCGCAGGATGGCCAAGTACACCATTACCGCTGGATCAAGCGTCTTCCCTCCGGGGACTACGAAATGACGCAGCACGTTGACGAAATCCGCTTGGACAAGAAGTTCGACGGTAAGTGGTCCGAACAGAGGATGCCCTTCCGGGTTCTGACGTGGGACCTTGGCGATGACGCTAACTACGGCACGGGCCTGGTCGAGGATTACAAAGGTGACTTTGCTGGCCTGTCCATGCTCAGCACAGCGCAAATCCAAGCTGCTATTCTGTCGAGCGAGTTCCGCTGGCTGGTTAATCCGGCCGGGCATACTAAAGTAGAGGACTTCCGCGATAGCGAGAATGGCGCTGCTATTCCCGGTGTCATGGGCGACGTGAACCTTGTCCAATCTGGAAAGGCTGCGGACCTTGCTATTATCCAAGCTGTAGCAGGCGACTACGTTAATCGTATCGGCCGGGGCTTCCTGCTTGGTTCCGCTATTACGCGTGATGCTGAGCGGGTTACTGCTGAGGAAATCCGTATGCAGGCCCAAGAGCTTGAGACTAGCCTTGGTGGTGCGTACTCTCGCCTAGCGATTGATTTCCAGATGCCTATGGCCTATTGGCTCATGGCTATCATTAAGATGGACATTAACGGCACGGACGTTGAGCCCTCTATTGTTACGGGTATGGACGCTCTTAGCCGTGGTGGCGATCTGGAGAACATGAAACTATTTCTTGCTGATGTTGCCGCGCTCGGTGGCATTAATCCTATTGTGCTTGCGCGCATGAAGATTGATGCTATTATCACGGGCTTTGCTACAGGGCGTCGTATTGACCCCGGCAAGTTCGTTAAATCCGAGGCAGAGGTTGCCCAAGATATGCAAGCGCAGGCTAGGGCACAACAAGAACAAATGGCCGCACAGGCCGGGGCTAATGCCGCAGAAGGCATTGCCGTTAACACAGCTACACAAGGAAGCTAATGACTGACGTAAGTAATCAAAGCAATCAGGGGCCTGCTCCTGCTGCTGCGCCCGCTACGGCTCCCGCTGTAGCTGCTACCCCGGCGCCAGCCGTTCCTGAAACTCCCGCTGCACCCGCTGCTGCGGCCCCTGCACCGACCCCCGCACCTATCCCGGCCCCTACGGTTGGAGAAGACGCTGCACCCGCCCCTGAGGCCCCAACGGGGACTGCTGATGAGGCTGGCGTCGTCGTCTATGATACCACGGGTGATCCCGGCATGGATATGGCTCTTGGCTTCGTCGGTAAGCTAGGGCTTCTGCCAACGCACCCCGCAATGGTCAAGGCCGCTGAGGGTGATTTTAGTTTTATCAAGGCGCATCTTGCCTCGCTTGGCGACAAGGCTACTGGCTGGGAACAGCATATTGCCCTAGCTGAGCAATCGTGGGGACGCAATGTTAAAGCTGCGGAAGACCTGAATAAATCTATTACCACCACGGTTCATAAGGCTGCTGGTGGCGAGGCTAACTGGTCCGCCATTTCTGGCTGGGCCAAGGCCAACGCGGACCCTAAGGAACGCGAGACGATTAATAAGATGCTTGCTGCCGGTCCCGTCGAGGCCCGCGCCGCTACTCTTATGCTTCGTCAAATGTACGAGGCTGCTGGTGGCACCACGGTGACCCCGGCTAATCCGCTCAAGGGGGATACTCCTAGTGCAAATGCCAACGTGGTCAGTCTGGCCCCGCTGTCGCCCAAGGAATACGGGGCTGCCGTTATGGAACTCAACGCTCGGAAACCCGGCGCTGCGGACCGAGGCGACCCGGAATACAAACAACTTCAACAACGCGCCCTTGCGTACAATCGCAAATAAGAAGCGCACTAGGAGAATGAACTAATGGCTATTGGCCTGTTTCCTAACTCTGACGACGTAATGGCCCCAGTCACGTATCCCAACCAGATTAACTCTTCTGGCGATACGATGGCTCTGGCTATCAGCGAATACGCTGGTGTCGTTGAGGGTACTATCGAACGTAAGTCCGTTCTGAGCGGCATGATCCCCATGCGCTCGGTTCGCGGCACTAACACCATCCATAACTACGCGGTTGGTGAAACTACTCTGGATAAGGTGACGCCCGGCGTTGCCCCGGATGCTGGTGGCATTGACCTGAACAAGACCTCGCTGACGGTTGATACCCTGATTGTCGCGCGTAACATTCTGCCTCTGCTGGACGTGTTCCAACAGAGCTTCGATGTTCGCTCGGAGATTGGTAAAGAGCATGGTAAGAAGATTGCCAAGTTCCGCGACCAAGCGTTCTTCATTCAGGCTGCTAAGACCGCTGCCCTTACCTCGGCTGTTGCTGCGGGTACTGACGGCCACCTTGGCGCGTCGCAAATCGTTCTGGCCTCGGCGGGGGACGTTACCGATCCGGCCAAGATGTATCGCGCTGTTTCGCAACTGAACACGGCTATGGCCCTGAAAGATGTTGATTGGGTGACCGACGACATTATGCTGGCCTTCCGCCCCGATGTTTACGCTGCTCTGCGTGATGCTGAGCAAATCGTCAACGGTACGTATAAGACCGCTGATGGCACCGAGCGTGAGGGCATGATCTACAAAGCGTTCGGCGCTCCAGTTGTTTCGAGCAACAACGTCCCGAACACCGAGATCACTGGCCACCTGCTGTCCAACTCGGGTAACAGCAACGCCTACGACGGCGACTTCACTAAGCTGGCTGGTCTGGCCTTCTCTCCGCGAGCCCTGCTTGCCGGTGAGACGATCCCGCTGGAAAGCGACGTGTTCTACGACAAAATCTACAAGATGCACTTTGTGGATAGTCACCTGTCGTTCGGCGTGACCTCGAACCGCGCCGAGTTCGCTGGCGGTATTTACCTGCCGTAATCCTATGGAACCCCCCCGTTGAGCCTCGCGCTTAGCGGGGGTTTCTTTCGTGTTTAACAGGAGTGTCTGTGTTTATCTCAGAACTAGACGTTATAAACGAATGCTTGGCGTCTCAGGGAGAAACTCCGCTAAACTCTCTGGATGACGAGCATCCTTTCGTATCTTCCGCGCGGCGTATGCTGCGTGTTGCAAGCGGACGTGAACAAGCTAAGGGCTGGTGGTTTAACCGGGAGCGTCTCACGCTTACGCCGGACCCGTCTACAGGCTATGTATACGTGCCAGCGGACACTATCAGTATCGACCCGGTTAGCCAGTGGACCCACCTTGTCCAGCGCGGGCGTAGGCTCTATGACCCCAAGGGGGCGGGCTACGCTATTGGCAAATCTATCACGGTGACTGTCTTGCGGCTTATTCCCTTTGAGGACCTTCCGCTGCAAGCACAGGCGTATATCTCGCTCTGCGCTCAGCGGGACTACCAGCGCGGCTTTGACGCCGATCGCATGAAGGTGGAGCAAATCCTCATGGACTTGAAGGACGCTTACGCGGACTTGCGGGCCGAGGATATCCGTAACACGGGCGTGAACCTTTTGTATAAGCCCTCTACCTTACAGCGTATGCACGCTCTTGGCGGAAGGTTGCCCAACTACAGCACACAAGTCGTTGGATACAGCGAAAGCACAACCCCCGCCCTGTCTGAGCCGGTTGACGGAACAGACGTGGACTTTGTTGCACTATTTGAGGAGGCTGCGGATGGCAGTTAATGGTTATGCTGCCGCTTCTGATGTTGCGGCGCTTAAGGTAAGTACCGCTGCGCTTGCAGTTGCTATGGGCGAGCGAGTTGGCGTAAATGAGAACGCCGTTGAGGCTGCCGTAGCCGAAGCCGCAGCCGCACTCGAAGCCGCTGTTGAGGCTCAGAATGCCGCCGATGCTAAGCTTACTAAAACTGAGGACCTAGCGGACCTTAACGATGTATCCGCCGCCCGACAAAATCTAGGGCTTGAAATCGGAGCAGACGTTCAAGCCTACAGCCCAAACCTTGCAGAGTTCGCTGGTGTAAACCCGACTGCTCAAGGATTGGCCTTGCTGGACGATGCGGACGCTGACACTCAGCGCTCGACGCTTGGCCTTGGCAACATGGCAGTACAGGCTGCTGGATCGGTCGCCATTACTGGCGGTAGTATAACGGGCATCACGGACATTACTATTGCTGATGGTGGGACCGGGGCGTCTAGTGCTGCCGATGCCCGCACGGCACTTGGTACTGACATTGCGGCTAACGTCGCACATACCCTCTCAGCAGGGGCAAACTTGCAGGCGCAGACCCTCGCGGAGTATATAGAGGGCGGACCAATCTTACCGACTATGTTTGCTGGTACACCCGAGCAAAAGTTTCGTAGGGGCATCGTTGAGGCTTCGACCTCAAGAGACGGCGCACTAGGACACGCGCTGAAACTTAAGCGGGGCGAATTTTTTATAACCGAGCCGTTTAACGCCGAAGACCGAACGTCGATTATTGGAACCAACAAGCGCGGCACCGTGATTACGGCGGACCCGACTTGGAATAGCGGCACATACCCGCATATGGTCACTGCGGTCAATAGCGTTGATGCTATGAAGTCAATGTTTGATAACGCATTGGAACGTCTTACTATCAACTGCAATGACATTGCAGGCTTAAGTGGCGTTATTTCGGACGCTTGGCAGGAAGGCGGCGGGGCTAGGCACGTTCTTGTTCAGAAGTTTGCGGTAGAGGCTATTAGACTACGCCACGGTCGCGGAGGCGCTGCGCTGGTGCATTTTGAGGATATAGAGCTATTTGGTTCTAACCTCGTCAAAGCCGTCACTGGTATTCATATGGAGCAGATTAGCGCCATTGGCAAGTTCTTGCTCAGTGTTGCTAATAGTACTATCGCCGGTTCGCCGCGCACACCAGCAGAAGTAACCGCCGGTGATCCTGTAAACAAGTGGTGGCTTACCCAAGGCATCAAGGTGGTCAATGACAGTACGACACTAGTGAACGTACACTTTGAGCACTGTGAGCACGGGGTATATGTAGATGGTGTCGGACACCACATATTTATTGGTCTAACCGGGCTGGACACTGTCCCGAACCTTGTTACGATTGCACCAACGTTTGCCGGAACTGTAAGCATGATTGGCTGCCAGCGGTCTGGTTCTACCTATCTTCTGAATGATCTACGCACTAAGGGCCTTGGCCAAATTCAAGAAGATGTAGATATCGCCATTGCCACGTCCTATCTTCCGTATCCTAGAAAGCCCGGAGATATCGTGGCGATCGGGAACTTTAACGGCAACAGCATCAGCCTCACGAACTGCGAGGGCGTTGCATCTATCGTTCGTAATAGCGCAGGTGATTACACCATCACTACTACGCACTCATTGCCGGGCGCAAACTATAAGATTTCTATGGGAAGCTGTAGAAACTCTAATCTGAGCGTCAATATGATGAACAACACTGCCGCAGTATCGTTCCTATATATTAAGTCATACGGCGGAACGTGGACTGACGACGATCAAATCCACTTCGAGATTACGCGTTGTCGCTACTAACAAAGGAGAAGCCATGAGCAAAGTCTCAGGTTCATACGAAAGCGTCGTTCTAGGCGTTTCCGAACAAGTACCACAGGACCGTCGCTCAGGGCAACACTTTGAGCAGGTCAATATGATTTCCGATCCCGTCAAGGGATTGGCGCGTCGCCACGGCTCTGTCATGCGGGACGAGGTTATCCTTGCGGATTACACTTCGCCTTTGTATGAGGGGGCCGTGGCTGACACGGCTACACACAAAGAGTTTACGTTCTTTGTTGGTGGGGTTGAGTACGCCCTATTCTACCGAGTTCGCGCACAGGCAGAGACGGAGTTGCAAGACTTCGCCTTTGCTTGGTGTGTGAATAAGGACACCAAACAGTTCGTAACCGTTGTTCGAGACGCGGGGGATACCGTTATGGATAGCCTTGTCTCTGGCGGCGTCTCTGCTATTGTTAACACCGGAAAGTATATCTACCTCGCCGGTAACACCATCGTCCCTACATATGCTGCCGAAGATCGGTTTGGCGTAGAGGCTAATAAGAACAGACTGGTAGCTTGGGTACGCGGCGGGGCTTTCTCCCGCACGTTCTCCATTACGCTTACCAAGGCGGATGGCACGACGGTTGTGGGTGAGTACAAGACCAAGCCCGCTGCCTACCCGGAGCTTCTGGATACCTCGGACATTCTGACAGCAGACCCGGATTACGAGAAGCTTGTCAACGACCGTACCAATGCGTACAACTCCGCTGTTACCGCTTACATTGGTGAGGCTGCGGAGGATATCACGCCACAGAACATCGCGGACAAACTGCGGGACGATCTTGTCCTCGCGGGAGTTACGTGTGACGTGGTTGGCTCTACTATCGTTATTGACGATGCGGACTACGTGGAAATCTCCGGCGATGACGGCGGGGACAATACCCTGCTTCGTGCTGTCGGCAACGAGATTTCCGCGCCGGACCTTGTGTCCGTGGTTCACTACGTTGGCAAGGTGGTCAAGGTCAAGCCTAAGAAGACCGGGGGCGAAGACGCCTTCTACCTTGAAGCAATCCCTAAGAACGCTGCTAGCACTGGTTGGACAGAGGTTACTTGGCGGGAAACTGCCGGGTACGTTATGACGCCTGAGACGGTGTTCATTCAGGGTACTGTGGTGGACGAGACGCTGTACCTCGCCTCTAGCCCTGCCCTGCTTACGGGGCTTGCCGGTGGCACCCATCCCGAGTTCAAACCTAACTCTGTTGGGGATGACGTTACGAGCCCGCTGCCGACCTTCTTTGGTAAGCGCATTGACTACCTTGGTATGTTCCAAGACAGGCTTGTGATTGGTTACGGGGCAACCCTGCTGCACTCTCGGCCGGGAGATTACTTCAACTGGTTCCGCCGCTCCGTGCTTACGGTTGAGGATACGGATGCCTTTGAAATGTACGCGCTGGGGTCCGAGGATGACACCATTAGGTCCTCTACAACGTATGATAGGAACGTGCTATACTTTGGCGACCGCTTCCAGTATACTGTGAACGGGCGCTCCAAGCTAGTACCACAAACAGCGTCTATGCCTATTGTATCTGCCCACAAGGATGCTACCTCCGCTAATCCGCAGAGTAGCAGCAACTTCGTATTTTATGGGCAGAGCAACAATAACATCGCGTCTATCCACCAAATCCAAACAGGTGTCATTGCCGAGAGCCCGGAGAGCTACGAGATATCTCAGCAGCTTGAAAGCTACTTGCGTGGGGTTCCTGTACAGATTGTACCGATGACCTCTCCTAATATGCTGATCCTCAGGACTAATGATATTAGACATGGCTTCTACACGTACAGCTACCTAGACACTCCTGCCGGGGCAGAGCGCATCTTTGATGCGTGGAGTCGCTGGGTATGGGATGACAGTATCGGCTACCTCATTGGCGTCACTACTAAGAACGGGGCGATCCTTGTTCTAACCTTGCGTCATGGCGAAGATGAGCTTGGCCAAGACAACATTTACGTGGTTTGCGACGAGTTTAGTACGGATACTGGCCTTAGTGCCAGACCTTACCTAGATAGCCTGCGATTGGCTAGCAATGCGGCTGGTTGGCTGAATGATAACACTACTGCCCCTGCTGCGGTAGCCTTCGAGAACGCGAGCGTTTATCGCTTCCTCGGAGAAGCCTACACTAGCAAGGATGCTTTCGTAGCATCGTACTCTGTGGACGATGCGCCTACTATTTGGGCTGGCGTTGATTACCCGGCTTACGTTGTCCCTACTAATCCCTATCTTCGGGATAAGAATGACAAGGCTATTATCTCCGGTAGACTTACCCTTGGAAAGCTCAGCGTCTCTGTCGCCAGTACTGGCGGTATGCTCGGGAAGCTTGAGACAGTTGAAGGAGAGCGCAACGTACTAAACTTCAATGGTCGTATCTTAGGCCAAGTCGCCAACATGGTTGGTAGGCAGCCTATTATTACTACTAGCATCTCGGTGCCGGTTGGCAAAGAGGTGCGGGAGTGTAAGTACACCCTCTGTGCTAAGACGTGGCTACCCCTTACCATCACCGCTATTGAGTGGGTTGGTCAATCATTTAACAATAGTAGGAGGGCATAAATGTGCTTTGAAATCCTGACCTCCGATGCTGTTCACATTCGGGAACAGGCTAAGATTGACGCGGCCCGTGTAACCCAAGCTGCGCGCAATGAGCTTAAGGCAGCGCAGGCGTCGCAGAACTCTTGGGTACAATCATATAGCAATCAGCGGCGTGTTAAAGCTGCTGCTAGGCAGGCGGACGAGATTGCGGCTAACATTGGCCGTAACCTCGACGCTGCCACGTATGGCCGTATCGGTGAGCGACTTGCCGTATCAGAAGAACTCGGGGCCAACATTGCCGCTGCTGCTGCTGCTGGCGTGGGTGGGTCCGTAGTTGACACATTTAACAGTACCATTAGCCTAAGCGCGGCTATGGCGGAGGAACAGGGTAACAGGGCTATTGCTACTGATCTGTTCGCTGCTACTGCGTCTCGCGGTGCGGTACTGGACGATGCGTATTCAGGTATGGATCAACAGACGTTTAACGCTGGCTTGGATTACTCGCAGTTCGTTGACCACCAGAAAATGTCTACCGCGCAAAAGCTCTTCACTATTAGCAATGCCGCAGCAGCTACCTACTTCGGTGGCCCGCAGGCTGGCAAGGCCGTATTCGATGCTAGCGCGGCTATATATGCTGCTGAGAATGGGGACTTCGATGGTGCCTCGATGAAGGCAGCTTCTGCGTTCCAAGGTGCCGTTATAGGCGCAAAGAGATACAGCGACGCTGGTGGGGAAACTTACGGCGGACGACTGTGGGATAGCGTTAGATCGCGCTATGGCCCACGCTTACAGATTGGAGGCTAAATGGCTACTGGATATGATAATCGAGAAACTACCCGGCGGTCATTTGCTTTCGCTCCGCAACCCGCCAGACAAACTAATGTTGCCGCTAATGCCCGCCCGTCTATTGGGCGTAGCGGGCTAGCGGGGGGTACTGCTACTGGTGGCGGCAACGTCATCATGAGCGAGAACCCTACCGCCGGTATGAATGCCGGTGCGGAAATCCCCGCGTTCCTTGATGCTATCTTGGAGCCACACATTAGGGCCCAGCAAGAGCGTAGGGTTCGCGAGGGGATGACCGCTGCTATGAATGGCGCGGCTCTAGACGATATTGCTGCACGGCAGCCGGGACTAAGCGCGATCTTTGGCCCTACGGACTTCCAGCGTGGCGCACAGTTCTTTGCTACGCAGCGGGCTGTTAGTCGGTGGAAGACTGACCAGCTTGAGAACATGAACACCTTGCGGGAGCTTCCAGAGGAAGACCTGCCTAGGTATCTCAATGAAGCTGCTATGGGTGTTATGACCGGGGACGTGTACACGGATAACGCCATCAATGCCGCGATCATTGAGGAAAGCGCAACGCTTATCCCACGGATTGCTCAGGCCCGCGTTGAGTGGCAACAGAACACTTTGCGGCGTGGAGCTATTGATAATAACCTCGCTGCTGGTGAAGCGTATGCTGCACTTATCCAAACGTATGTTTCGCAGCCAGAACTTGCCGAAGGGCAGGAGGACCCGCTTGCGGGGCAGCGTGTGGATGAGGCTGCCATTGCTCGCCAACGTGAGACGTTCCTCTCTACGTTCATGCCTATTGACGGTATGTCCGATGAGGCGTTCGTATCCTCCGTTGAAGAAACTGCGCGGGGCTTCCTCGCTCAGGATAATCTGTGGGCTTACAATGCACTTAACGAGGGCGGCACTGAGAGCATACTATTCCAAACTCTTACCCCGGAGAAACGCGAAGCACTTACGACAGCATACAATGCTGCTGGTCGTAGGGCACAAAGTCGCGCTCTCATGCAGATCGGGCCTGAGTATGACCTATTCCGCGCCCGTGTGCGGCTAGGTAGTCTTGCTACGGACCCGATTGCTCCCGACGAAGTGCGGGCGCAGCTTGACGAGTTCAACGTCAGGATTGCCGCGCTTACCGGCTATGACACCCCATACTTTGACGCGGAGAATATGGTCCGCCAAACAGAAGAGGTAACCGGTGGAGTGGTCAGCGATCTTGAGCGGGCGCGTACTCGCAGGCAAGCGGAAGAAGACAAGGAAGCAGAAGAACAGGCGGTCCTTGATGATATTGCCGCCGCCGCTACTACTGGCGATTTTCAGGCAGCAATCATCGAACACGGCGAGGGTAAGGTCAACGCGTGGGTTACTGCGGCTATTCGCACCGACGCGACTACTACTATTCCTATGCTTATTGCCTCTCACCGAAACTCAGGGGAAGTAATCTCAGGCGCGAGAAATATTCTCCAAGCCCAAGTTGCTGCCAACATTGCGTCCGGCTATGACAGCGAAAGCTTCCAGACTGCCTACCGCAACTGGAAAACCTTTAATACCGCTCAAGGAGGTGCCCCAGCAAGGGCAGCGTATTACGGCCAATACGATACTATGTTTGCCCGTATGGGCCAGCTAATGGCCGACGGTGGGGTTACTGGAACCCTCGCCTACGCCCAGACGTTTGGTGAGGCGGGCGCACTTGCGGGGACCCAACAAGCCCCAACTGCCCCTACAGGTGAGCGGCGCGAGGCCCTTATCGGGGCGCTGCGTCAAGAGGTTGACCCCGGATTCTGGCAGCGCACCTTTGGCGCTACACAGCTTAGTCCTACGGGTCAGGCTACGATTGAGCGGCTTGCCCTTGGCGGTGCATCCCTTAGGATGGACGCCGAAGGCATGGATGCTAAGACGGCTATTCAGGCCGAAATCTCTTCGCTTAGGGCGGACAACCGCCTAGAGATTGTTGGCCGGGATGCGTGGGCAAATCCTACGCGCGGCCCGTCTATGGGGACCCTGACTGGGGTTCCTACAGATAGGCTTGGCAACGTCTGGCAACAGCTTGTAAATGAGGGCCGTGCCCGCGTTGGTGCAGAAAACCGGCCCTATACTGTCTGGCGCAGCGGAGAAGGAACAGCTACGCGCTGGATCGTTTCCGTTACCGCCTCTCAGGGCAAGCCTACAGAAGTGTTTCAAATCGACGTGCCTATGATTAGCCGCACCGACACCATTCGGGAACAGGCAGACGTTAGGCGTAGGAGGGCTATTAGAGACCGCACCTATCGTCAAGGCCAAAGACGGGCCGACGACGACACGGGGGGCCTTACTCTTCCTACAGAGCGTAGGACGGTACTTAACGAATAAAAGTGGCGGGGGAGAAATCCCCCGTCCGATCATTCACATAAAGGATTAACATGGACGATCTTACACTTAGGTCACTACAGGGTAAAAGTCTCGCGGAAAAGCTTGAGATAGCTGGTCGGTGGGCTGGTGCTGATGGTCGTGTCATGGACGGCATTTGGAATGCTGAGAGTACACGCGGGCAGAATATGCTTTCTCCTGCTGGCGCTCGCGGGCACTTCGGTCTAATGGACCCAACGCGTAATACTTGGTCAGAGCGCCTTGGCTTTAACATTGACCCTGATAACTTTGACCATGCGCTAGTTGCTGGCGCACATACACTACGAGAGAACCTTCGTAGGTTTGGTAACCTTCCAGATGCCCTTAGGGCGTATAACGGTGGGTGGGATCGCACTCGTTGGAACAACCCTGAAACCGCCGCATATGTTGGTAGGGTGCTTGGTGGCAACGCTGACGCTCCTATTGGTGGCGGGGAGGGCGAGGCCACGACGGCACCGCCCGCTCCCGTAGCCGCTGCTGCGGTCATGGGCGGGCAAGTCTCTGGCCGTGGGTCAAGTGCCGGGGTGCGCCCTGAGGACGTGCTGAGCGGCACGGCTGAGGCCCCGGAGGCCCCTGCTGCGCCAAGCGGAGAGACTGCCCGCTTCATCAACCAGCTTGGCGGGTTCCGCCCGTTTAGCGATCCCGATGCTACGTCTCTTACTGGTATGCTGGAGGTTAACTCTGCGCAAACTGGTGCAGTGGCTACTCAGGTACAGGAAGACCAATGGTCCGGCATGGATCGCTTCTCTGCTGCTGTGCGGCTCAACACCATCACGGGTAACCTCGTAGACGCCATTGATCGGCAAATCCCAGCTAGGGATGCGGACTTTGACTACGAGGCCAACATGGCCGTACTAGAGGAAGGTCGTACCGAGCGCCAGCGTATTGAGTTGCGCGAGCGTGCTACTAGCCTTGCTGGCGCACAGCAGATTATCGAGCGCCAAGATGGTGAGCGGGAACTTAGGAACGTCGCTGGCGAGGGCTTGGTAACAAACCTTACCGCTGGCCTCATTGATCCTATAGGCTTCATTCTTGGCGGGGCTATTGGTAAAGCCCTACAGGGAACTGGTACTGGTGCGCGAGTGCTCTTTCAACAGGGTAGTCGTGGTGCCGCAAGTCTTAGCCTAGTTGGTGAGGGTGTTGCTGGTAACCTCGCTGGTACTGCTATTATTGACCGTATCGCTGGTAGTTACCAAGCTCCAGAGGACTACGCTACAAACGCCCTATTTGGTGCGCTTCTTGGTACTGCTGCTATCCCGTTTGTCTCCCGTAGTTCTACGGCTAACCGTGGCCTACAAACTGCCGCTGATGATATGGTTGCCGCCATCAATGAAGATGAGGCCGGTATCCTAGTCGAGGCGATTAACCGTGCAGGCCCCGCTGCTTCCAGCCAGCACAGCCAAGCTACTGCTGATAGCATTCGCAGCGAGCGGGTGGCTGCTGTGGTCAACGATAGCTTTAGCCCCGTGCCGGAAGAGAACCGACTGTTCTCCCCGGAGGAGGCTGAGACTGTTGATATGGCAGCGCGTTCTATCCGGCTTACCGAGCTTGGCGGGGATGCACTCTCGGATGATATGCAGCGCAACCTAGTTGGGCAGCTTATCGAACGCTCCGAGGCTATCGTAGCCCGCAACCCAATCTCCGACGTTAATCAGGGTGGGGAAGTCCTACGGCGCATTGGCTTGGCCTCTACTGGTCAAACCCTGCTGCGGTCACAGGACCCCGTGGCTCAGGCCGTTGGCTTGACGCTTACTGAGGGGACCACAGGACACGGTGGGCGGAGGCACTCTGCCGCGCTTACTGCCGCTCTTAACGAGCGGCGCTTCATGCGCCCCATCCTTGCCTACGAAGACAACTTCCATATCTACCGTCAAAGTAGGGGCCAAGGCTGGATGCAGTTTGCATTTGGTGACGGGGCTCTGCGACAACAGTTTGATATCGAGGTTGCTGCGGAGCTTAGGGCTCGGGCTCGCCCCGACCTATATGCTAGTACTGCTCCTGAGAGTGTTCGCCAAGCTGCTGATTATATGGCTGATGGCTACCGTCTTATGGGTGAAGAGCAAGTTCGCGCTGGTACGCTTGGTAGCCAGAACATTAAGCCCGGCGATCCTAGCTACTTCCCGCAGCACGTGTCTTCTGCTAAAATCCAGCGGCTTGACGTGAACCAAAAGGCAGCCTTCCGGGGCATTATCTCTGAACAAGCTCGCACAATGTTTGGGTGGGATCAGAAGTTCTCTGACTACTTCGGTAAGCGTTATCTAGAAAGCGCCATTGACAGGGCCGCTGGCAACTATGATGTGCCAGTGAACCTTACTCACCAAAGCGCGGGCGGGTTCGTTGAGGACCTGCTTGAGAATATGCGCGCCGGTGCTGCTAAAGAAGACATTGCTCGCATCGACAAGGCTTCTCAGAAGTTTGCTCGTGGCGGTGCAGGGTTTACCAAGGGGCGGCTTAACTTCGATGTTATGTCTGAGTACCCACTTGCTGATGGCACTAAGGTACGCCTTCTCGATATCATGGATACAGATATGGTGGGAATGTACCGGGCCTATGCTCGTAGGTCTGCCGGGGAAATCGCCCTGCAACAGTATGGCATCGCGGGCTCTCACGGGCTTAAGACGATCCGCAAGTACATGGCAATCGCGCACGATGCAGGTCGCATCACTAACGATGAACTTGCAGCCTTTGACCAGATTTCTGCCGAGTTCCTAAATACCCCGTTTGGTAAACACCAAGGGACTATGATGGACAACCTGCGTATTATCACGTCAACCATCAAACTTGGTGGAATGGGTATCACGCAGTTCGGTGAATATGGTAACGGCCTCGCTGCCCTTGGTTGGGGCCGAGTTCTCACGGCTGTCAAAGATATTCCTAGGCTCATGAAGGAAGTCGGTACTATCCGCAAGGGCGGAGAAGTCCAAGGGCTACTCACTAGTATCGAGAAGCAACAGGGCTTTGAAGCTGGCATGGATAGTTATATCCTTACGCGTGCGCTGGACGTTAAAGACAACGATGTTCAGATGTATGGTCGCGAAGGGCTTGGCTTGGGTACTCGCGTCATCCGTGGCGCATCTCACGCTCAGGCCATTCTGTCAGGGCATCGCATGGTTACGGCTGTGCAGGTTCGTGGGATGAGTGAGCAGATCATCCGTAAGGCGTTTCGCTACATTAGGAACGGTACGGAGGATACTGCGCTTGCTGACATGGGCTTTAGCCCTGAGCTACGTTCAGCTATCAAGGCTAACATGGACAAGATCGCTGAGTTCAATGGCGACGAGATTGGAAAGCTTGATATCTTCGCGGGTGATCTAACTCCCGCTCAGCGCGTCGAGCTTGTCGGTGTAGTTAACCGAGCCTCTAGTCAGATCATTCAGAATACCTACATTGGTGAGACTGGTAAGTGGGCACACGACGGCTTCCTTAAACTGCTGTTCCAGTTCCGCACGTTCTCTCTTACTGCTGTTGAAAAGCAGTGGGGACGGAACCTGCGTAACTATGGCGCGCTTAAAAGCATGATGTTCCTCATGGGGGCCATGTCTTTCGCCGCCCCGATCCACATGGCCCGCGTCCACGCTAGGATGCTTGGTATGTCTGAGGCTGACCGAGAGGCATATGCTGAGAAGTATCTAGCCCCTGCGGCTATTGCTCAGGCTACTATGACCTACGCATCCGCCGCCGGCTTTGCTGGGGACATTTGGGATATCGGTGGGTCTGCCGCGACTAACATCATGGGAGACGCTGCGCCTGAGTGGCTACAAGGTACTGTCAACCCGCGTGGGGGTGCTAGGGCACAAGGTAAGCTACTTGGTGGTGTAATGGCACCATCTGCCTCTGTTGCAGAAAACGCCTTCGCGTTGGCTAATGGCGACTGGAAGAAACTTAAAACACTTCTGCCGGGTGCTAACCTTCCTTATGTAGTGCCTATGCTAAATGCTATCGAGGAAGCAACAGACGCGGACTAAGTGTAGAGACTAGGGTGTAACAGCCCTAGTTTCGTCACCCTAGAACATAATCATTCATACTAACTGATTGGAGGGCCGGATGGCCGGAGAAGACCCGCTATTGGACCCCGATTACAGGTACGCCCTTAATCGTTTCACGGGTACTGGCGCAGCTACAACTTGGGAGCTTACTTTCGCTGGCGGCTTTATTGACCGCGCGCACGTAAAGGCTTACCTAGAGAATGAAGATGGCACACTCACTGCACTTGGCTTTGATTGGATTACGGACACAAGTGTTGACGTAAGCCCTGCTGTAGCCTTGGGACAATCTTTCATCTTCTACCGAGATACGCCTAAGAATGCCCCGCTTGTGGACTTTAATGGTGGCTCAGCATTTACTGAGAAGAACCTAGATACCCTGTCAAAACAGGCTGTGTTTATCGGGGCTGAGACTATTGACCGCTTCGCTGGCGTTGAGGATCGAACTACCGCTGCTACTGCCACTGCTGCTGCTGCCACGGTGATTGCTAATGCCGCCGACGATAAGGCGGATCAAGCTATCGTTGATGCTGATACTGCACTCATCGCAGCTAACGGTGCCGTGGCGACCGCAGACGGCGTTTCGGCTGGGTTCGATGCGCTTACAGAAACAATCGCGGACCTGCTTGGTGCTGATCTTACTGGCCTAGCACGTACAGACGCAGATCAAGATTTTACTGCTCGGCAGGAGTTTCTTGATGGTGCTGCTGTTCTTAGCCCCGATGGGGTTACTGGCGCTGAGTTGCTATACTCTGGCTCTTACCGACTGAGAACGGCTGGTGTTTGGGGCGACCCTCGATCATTCCATGATTGGGACCTTCTTACTGGTAAACCAACTGAGTTTACCCCGGCGTACCATACGCAAGATTGGGCGACCGTCACAGGCAAGCCCACAACTTTCGCCCCGGCGTACCATACGCACCCGTGGTCTGATCTTACTAGCGTACCAACGGAGTTTACTCCTGCGGCCCACAATCAGGCCTGGTCTACTATTACTGGTGCCCCTGCGTTCAAGCCTATTATTTTTTCGACTGCTGCGCCTTCTGGCGGGGCTGACGGGGACGTGTGGCTTCGCTATGTCGCTTAGTGCAAAGGTTGGTAGCGTTTGGAAAGATGGTGCCACCCTTCATGCTAAGGTGTCTGGTGCGTGGAAGACTGTTAGTAGCGGCTGGCTTAAGGTCGGAGGTGTGTGGAAGCAGTTTTATACGGCGCTCAGCGCGGTAGTTTCCGGCACTCTAACTGTAGTCGAGGCTATTCCAAGCCCGCCAACGGCACATACCATTTCTGCTATCGCTGGCCTTACTCTAACGGGCACAGCACCATACACATATTCGTGGAGCTATACTGGCTCTCCCTCTTCTGTATCTAGTGCTACTGCCAGCACCTTTACCATCTCCCTATCTGCGGGTTTTAACTTGTCGCGAACGGGGACGGTATGGTGTGAAGTATCAGATAGCTACGGCAACACTGTAACCACCGAGGCTGTTCCTTGGTCACTTACTCTATACACGTTGGAATAACATGGAACACAACTCTATGGCCGTTGATGGCGTTAGCTACGCATCGAAGATTGGCCCGCCCCTGACTGTCACTGGTGCCAGTATGTTTGGCCTGCCGCTGTCTGATTGGGTTTACATTCTTACCATTATCTATACCCTCCTGCAAACTGGGTACTTTATCTGGAAGCTTATCCATCGCGAGAAGCTTAACTTACAGGACAAGGTTCGGGAAGCTGAGAAAAGTAATGGCAGCTAATGAAACTGTCCTTGGCTTACTGCACGATCTAACCGCAACTGCTCTCATCGCCAAGCTCAGGGGTACGCCCGTGCTTGATGAGGATGGCGAACCGACGGGGGAAGTAATCCCCTGCTCGGCTGCGGATATTCAGGCAGCCGCCAAGTTTCTTAAGGATAACAACATTACGTGCGCTCCTGCGGATGATAATAAGTTGGGAGAACTTGAGGACAAGCTCAAGGACCGCCAGAAACGTCGGGCCTCTCGGCTTACTCCACAAGATATGGAGGATGCTCGGGAGCAAATGGCGTTTACGCAGGGGCTTCCTAACTAGTGGCTAGGGAGAGCAATGAGGCCGCCCTACTCCGGTGGGATAAGCTAGGCGTATTGCAGAAGCACTACCATCGCTTCTCTGACTTTCTAGATGACAGCTTTGAACACCTTGGATTTAATGCCTCGTGGGTTCAGCATGACATTGGTGAGTTCCTAGCTAACGGCCCGCACAGTCTAATGGTTCAGGCCCAACGTGGTCAAGCTAAGACTACGATTACGGCGTGCTATGCCGTGTGGACGCTTATCCATAATCCTAAAGCGCGTATCCTCATTCTCTCTGCCGGTGGCACACAGGCCAACGAAATCTCTACGCTGATCGTTCGTCTGCTTATGACGATGGAAGAACTAGAGTGCCTGCGGCCCGATCCCTCTAACGGGGACCGGACCTCGGTTGAGAGCTTCGACGTACACTATACGCTTAAGGGTGTTGACAAGTCTCCTAGCGTGGGTTGCTCCGGTGTTACCGGGAACTTGCAAGGGAAGCGTGCGGACCTTCTTATCGCGGATGATATTGAGAGTGTGAAGAACAGCCGGACCGGCATGATGCGTGAGCTTCTGCTGGCTCTGACGCGGGACTTTACCTCTATCTGCGCGGACGGTCGCATCGTGTACCTCGGTACGCCGCAGTCTCAGGAGAGTATCTATAACTCCCTGCCCGCCCGTGGCTTCACCGTTCGTGTGTGGCCCGGTCGCTACCCGTCAGCTAAGCAGCTTGAGAACTACGGCGATATGCTCGCCCCAGCTCTCCTACGCCGGCTGCAACAGAACCCGGCACTCGCTTACGGCGGCGGGATGCTCAAGGATCAGGGGCAGCCTGTGGAGGACGGAGAGTACCTTGGCGAAGCTCAGCTTCAAGCCAAGGAACTTGACCAAGGCCCAAGCTACTTCCAACTACAGCATATGCTTAACACTCGTCTGGCGGATGCGCTACGCTATCCGCTTAAGACAGAGAACCTTGTCGTCATGCGCCTAGGCATTGGGAACTTCCCGATGACTGTTACTAGGGGTATGACCGGGGACAAGCTGAAAGACTACGCCATCGGGGACCTCGCGTTCAAGATGATGCAGCCGCATGATATCTCTCCGGAGGTAGCTAAGCTGCAAAGCACGGTCATGTATGTTGACCCCGCCGGGGGTGGTGCTAACGCGGATGAAACCGCCTATGCCATCGTGGGCTTCCTGAACGGCAACGTCTTCTTGCTTGAGTGCAATGGCGTTCCCGGTGGGTATGGGCGTGAGACACTTCTGCACCTTAAGCGCGCGGCCACCCGTTGGGAAGTCAATGTGATTAAGGTCGAAAAGAACATGGGCTATGGGGCCTTCTCGGCCGTATGGACACCCATTCTTCGTGAGGATGAGAAAGACCCACAAACGGGCGCTATCCTACACCCCGGCTGGAAGGGCGGGATAGAAGAGGACTATGTAACGGGCCAGAAAGAAGCCCGGATCATCGAGACACTTGAGCCTGTTATGGCCCGAGGCTCCCTGATTGTGAACGAGAGCATCGTACAAGAAGATGCGGAAAGTATCCAGCGTTACTCCCCGGAGAAGCGTAAGACGTATAGCCTCTTTCACCAACTTATGCGTATCACGAAAGAACGTGGTGCGCTACCTCATGATGACCGCATCGACGCGGTTGAAGGCGCAGTCCGGCACTTTGTTGCCCAACTCGCAATCGACCAAGCTAGTGCAGTTAAACAGCAGGAAGCAGCCCGCTTCAAAGAGTGGGCTAAGGACCCGCTGCAACGCAACAGATATGTGGCCCCGCCCAAACGCGGCGGTGGTTCGCTTTTCTCTAAATGGAGGCGCTAATGCGCGAAGATGAACTCCCCTCGCCGGGGCTGATTAACGGCGGCGCACGTCTGCGTCGGGAAGTAGCGAACGCTATCTCCTATATCCAAGTCAATGCTCGCGCTGACGGGCTGCATAGCGAGGCTCACCGCCTTGTTGCCTTTATGACCGCTGCTTCGGCCGCCCTTGCAGACTTTGCTGAGGCTGTGCCTACCAATAGCGTAAACGTGGCTATCTCTGGGACGGCTCAAGTCGGCCAAACCCTGACAGTCTCGGCTGGCACTTGGGCTGGCGGTGGCCTGACCTTTACCCGCCAATGGAAGAAGGGTGGCGTCGCTATCTCTGGCGCTACTGGTACCACGTATGTTCCCGTTGTCGGTGACATTGGTGCTGCCATTACCTGCACGGTGACCGGCACGAACAACGCTGGCTCGCTGGCTAAGACTTCGGCTGCTACCGCTAACGTGATCGCTGCCTAATGGCCCTTGCGGACCACTTGGCTACTGGCCCGGTTCGCCGGGTCGTAGTCCTTAACGAAGATGGCTCTCATGGAAACCCCACTGGGGGCCAAGTTAAGGTCACGCTAGAGGCGGCTACTGCTGCTACTATCTTGGCTGCATCTGCTCTGCGTACTGGCGCTAGGGTCCTTAACTGGACCGCTTCCCCTGTATACGTCATTCCGGGCGTGGTTGGCACTCCTGCTAGTGGCGCGCCGAGTGAGTATATTCCTGCCGCTGCTGCGGGTGTTCCCGGTGTTTGGAACTGCCCTTACGCACCTAAGGCGGGACTACGCGCTGTGGGCGCTGGTGCAGGCGATCTAACGATTACCTCTTACTAGGAATACTACATGGATAACAACCTGAAAAAGGTTCTGGCCGGTGCGGTGGGGGCTATTGCAGTCTCCGCCGCCGGGCTGGGCTTTATTGGCGGATGGGAAGGCAAAGAGAATGAGCCTTATCGTGATATCGCTGGCGTGTGGACTGTATGTTATGGGTCAACTGGCGCTCATGTTCTTGCTAACGGGGAGCGAACGGACGAAGAATGTATCGCCCTTCTCGATGAGGACGTTGACCGCTTTGAGGCGGCAGTCAATCGCTGCACTCCTGTACCCAAGACGCAAAACCAGTTTGACGCACTAGTCTCCCTGAGCTTCAACATTGGTGAGGCTGCCTATTGCCGCTCCACCCTTGCACGTAAGTTCAATGATGGGGACGTTCTAGGCGCTGCGGATCAGTTTCCAGCGTGGTCCTACGCCACCGTCAATGGCGAGCGGCGTATGATTAGGGGTCTGCTCAACCGCCGACTGGCTGAGCGCGTCCTGTTCCTCACGCCGCCCCCTCCGGTGACCGTGGAGCGCGTGGAGCCTGCCCCGGTGTCGCCATCCCAGGAATGCCCTGTTGCCCATGAGACGGCCGGAAACCGGGGGTAGCGTGGATTATGCCACGTCAGGCTCCCCGCCTATCCCTCGGGCAGGTGCAGCAGGTAGTTACGCTACTTGCTACGCTTGCAAACTTTAACTGGAAAGGACTAAAGGCTATGTTTGGATGGGTTAAATCTATCCAGTCCCGCGTTGCAGCACTTGCAAATCAGCTGGACCTCAAGGATTATTGGGGGCGTCTTATCCTCATCGGCCTTGCAGCCATCCTCATCGGGTTCGTCCTGTTTGATTGGCGCAGCCAAGCCGTACAAAAGGTGGAAGCACGTGCTGCCCTCGCTGTTGCGGAGGCTGAGCGGGATACCCTCGCCCTTAAAATCGCCGGAGATGCAGCTGCTTATAATGAGCGGCAGCGTATCCTCATGCTTCTTGCGGAAAGTAACCGCGCCGATATGGAAGAACTAAATGCTGCGATCGAAGACAACCCTGATTGGGCTAATCAGCCTCTGCCTCCTGAGCTTCGTAGGCGGCTGTCAAACGACTAACCAAGTTGTTAGCATTACGCCACCGCCTGAGCTACTTGAGGACTGCGTTAAACGCGCTGTTCGCATGGAAACCAACGGGGACCTCGCCGTAGCGTATGCTATTCGGGATTTCGACCTTGATGTATGCAATGCGGACAAAGCTGCGCTTAGAGCGTGGCGGGATACCGTTATTCGGCAGGAATAATTTATGCGGTAAAGCGCATAGGCATGGAATATGCGGAAAATACGCATAGGGTTCTCCTTGGTATAGCGACCGAAAAATGGTTGGTATATGCGAGGGTCTGCTATCCTTGGATGCTCAACTTCGGCTTATGTGAGCCTCCCGGACATTTAGGCAGCTTATGGGATTGGGTCCCTTAGCGTATACCGACCAGAAATGATTAGTATACGCGATGGAGCAGCTTATATGAAATAGCGCATAATCACAGAATATGCGGAAATGCGCATAGAGGTAACCCTTGTATTTACCGATCAGAAAATGATTAGTATATGCGAGGGGAGCCCTCCCATTCCACACGCGCGTAATCCCCCCGTAGCCCCTCATTATACCCGCGCGTAAGCGTGTGCGCCCGCGTTATCGCGCGTTAGAAACTGCTCGCGCGTTTATCCTTCCATGCTTCCAAGGGTATCCCGCCGGGTATGGGTATGGGTATGCCAAGGGCTAGGCGCGCATGGTGGCCGTGAGGGTAGGCGTAAGGCCGGGGCGTATCTGTCTCTCATTCCGCCATGCCAAGGGGGCCAAGGGCAGTCGGCTATGGGTATGCCAAGCCAAGGCCGAAGCTTGAGGCTATGGGTATGCCAAGCGGACCCTTAGTTTCGTCACCCTAGAACATAGAGAAACGCCAAGGGCCGCTTGCATCTATTTGCCCGAATATAAGCCAAGGGGGAAACCCCTAGAAGTAATCCCTAAGTAAACCATCCTGATTAGGTGACTGGATACTTAGAGACGCCATAGTATAGGACCTTGAGTAAAACTATGATGCTTCCCCTTGGATAAATGATACATGACAGCCGGGAATAGATACCTGACTAAGCCTCATGGAAACCGTATAGAAGTACGCCAAGGGTATGCCATAGGGTATAAGTGTATGATAACACACGGGAATAAATAGTGCTTGCATCCTGATTAGAAGCCGCTAGATTGGATGAACGGAAGGCGGAGACGCCAACCGGACGCCAAGAGAGAGACGGGCCGCAAGGCTTGCAGTTACCGGCTCTTGGTAAGGTTCGCTTAAGGGGGAGCTAGGTTTGCGGGATACGAATAATCCCGACGACAGCCAAGGGGACACTTGGACACGGTAACGGATGGACGGGGTTACCACTTGACAAGCCTACCCGGCGGGTTCTATATGCCGGGACACTAACCGCCGATAGTCTGTAGCGCCAACGGGTTAAGCCGTGCTACTACAGGGAGGCAAACCGGAACAGGCAATAGCTGATAGGTCCGGGCTATAGGGTAAGCCGTGGGTTATACATACGCCTAGCAATGGGTTTATGGTTAGCCTAACGCACTGACTAGCGAACGCGACCGCTAGCTTTGATCGGCTAGTGAATGGGCCTTATCGGCCATGCTTTAAAGGGTGATGCCTTGCATGGATGCGATAACACTCGCCGAACGGGGATGATAACCCGCTAGGAATAACGAGTGCCTTTGATTGGGGTGACCGGACCGGAGTACGTGAGTAATGCCACGTATGTCCTAGGACCCGCTGCAATGGCGGACTAGCTGAGAAGCAACGACCTTTAATATAAACCACTAGACACATTCTTGCATGAGCAAGGTGTGTCGTTAGTGGTGAACCCATTAGGCTCCCTTGGCGTTAGGGATTAACTAAGTGAGACGCGGTGAAGGCTTGCCGAAGGACTGCTATAACACATGAGGGTGCTAGTCGCAGCACAACCTAATGGGCTCTCCACTAGCGACACGCTAGTTATCCCGGAACCCGTGAGGATTACTATGACTGACGTTAACACTGCGACTGTTGCCAAGCGTAACATCGCCACCATTCGCACGTCCGGCGCTAAGCTCGACACCCTCATCCATACCACGGCCATGATTATCATGCGCCGAGGTGCTCCCGTCGAGGCGGGCGGCGAAGGCCACGGGGACGTTTCCCTGCTGCTGCCGCTCATCGCTGCTATGCCCAAGTCCGGCCGCCCGAAGGCCCTGCTGGCATGGTTCCAGACGTTCTCGCCCATCACTGTCAACGGTGACGGGGACAAGGCGGGGATTACCAAGGGTGAAAAGGCGCGGCCTTGGATGCTGGCTGACGCCGAAGCTACGCCTTTCTGGCTGCTGAACCCTGAGAAGGACGTTCAAGTCTTCGACTTCGACAAGGCCATGCAATCCCTGCTGAACCGCTACGAGAAGCAGGTTAAGGACGGGACCCTCAAGCCTGACGCCCTGCTGCAACAACGCATCGCCTCCGCCCGTAAGCTGGTGAAGGCCGCCAAGTAACGCCGGACCTGAGAACCGGCTAGAAACTTTCGATGGATGCGGTCACGCTACCTTGTTGGATAGCAGGAGCCTGTCACCCGTCGGTAGCTCGCGTAAGACTAGGTAGGTGCAACGGGCCGCGTTGCTAAGGGACAAACGCCTGTCCCACCTACCTAGCAGCGGATTGTTATTGGTGTGTGCAGCGCCTAGCGGGCGGGATGCCCTGAAAGACAGCGGGAACCACGTTGCACACTCCAATCGCAATCCAGCGAGAGAAGGAATATAACCATGCGTATCACGAACACTAAGACGGGTTTCACGTTCGATCGTGGTAACTCCAAGGCCGAGCGCGAAATGTCCGCTGCATACATCATGCAGCACGTTCGCTGCCGCTATACCCCGCAATCCAAGGCTCGCGCCAAGGCGTTCGCCAAGGCGTTCGCCAAGGCTAACACTACGGTCTAATCATTCGTGGTTCCAGTGCGTGCTACTGGATTAAATAGGCAACCGAAGAACGAGCCTAGCCACTCCACAAGGCTAACTAGGAGATAGCCATGCGTAAGCTGATTACTGCCGCCCATTGCCGCGCCTTTAGCGCATGGCTGATGAACAAGGATGCTATCGGGCATCCCCGCGAAGTGCTGGCGTATTATACGTTCCGGCTGCTTCAAGAAGCCGATAGGCGCTGGGGCACGATTGCTCTCATGGGGAGGGCGTCATGACCACGCACTATTCCCTGAGCCTCAACCCGCGTAAACTGAGGGCGTCTGCCAAGGACCACGCTGCTAAGCTGACGATGCTTATGCAGCCGAACGACGTTCCAGTTCTCATTTACCGGGGCATGAGCGGTATCTCGGCGGCTACAGCCCTGTCATTCGCGCTAGATGATCTAGGGCAGGCGTGCGGCATGGTCTATGTCCGCAAGTACAGTGAGGATAGCCACGGCGGAGAGCGTGAGCGCGCCCTGCCGGGTATGTGCATGAGCCAGCGCTTTGTGATGGTATTCGTGGATGACTTCATTTCCACGGGTAGCACACTTAGGAAGGCAGTTGAGGGTGCTGCGGGTATTGCGGACTTCTCAGAGGATATGTTTAGCGTTTGCCTTGGCGATAGCGGCGGCGGTCAATGTGGCGTTAAGGCGCACACGATGCAGGCCGCGCTACTACAGGCGGTGTACTTCTGATGAACGCCTTAGCGGACGCCTACCACCAAAAGTCCCGCATCTGTGAGGACTTGGTGAACCACCATATCCAAGCGGGTGCTATGCGCTTGGCTAACCAGTACCGCGAAAGTGCTAAGCATTGGCGGGCTAAAGCAAGGGAGTTGCGTAATGCGTGAAGTTGTTATCCGTGGGCAGGGCTTTGTTATGCTCCCGCCCACTAACGGGCCGCGCTTCAATGAGTGGCCAGCTTGTTGGATGGCTTATACACATCGGCATGGTTTTTTTATTGGTGGTCATAATGTGCGATAGGAACCGCGAACGCATCGACGCACAGTACCGCAACATGATTACGGCTGAGCGTATCAAGGCGCTGGAAGCCTTGCTTAACGAGGGGCGTAACGGCAGCGATACCCTTGCTGCTACGTTGCAGGACCTCAAGAATGGTAACCGCCCGCTAAGCACCCGCTTGGGTCGGGGCTTCACCGCGTAACCAACGGACCTGACAAGCCACAGCATATTTTTGCTGGGCGTAACGATATTGGAGATACTATGCGACCTATCTTTGACAGTACTAAGCCTATTCCGGGTTATCAAGATGCTCCGCCGATTACTGCGGAGCAAATGAGCCGCTTCCTTTATAGTGGCATCGGTTCCGGCGCTGCTGAGCGCATTGCCAAGGAGCTTAACGAGGCCGGTGAGGCTTGGGGCGGCCCTGAGTGGCTGCAAACTACTTATGTCGAACCGCCTAAACCCTATGTAGCCCCCGTAGAAGACCGTACCAATTGGGGTAAGGGCGACGTTGTTCGTTGTCTTAGTCGCACTCTTCCCGGCGGCGACTATGAGCACTACGGCGTCGTTGGGCAAGAATACACTATCTCAGAGCCGCTGCGCGATAACGGTGTCTCTGACGTAGCGTTTGAGGGCGGGGGTTCCGGGGCGCGTGAACGCTTTACGTTGGTTAGTAAGGCCAAGCCTACCCGCCTTCCCATTGAGCGCCCCGTGCGTCTGGCGGACGTAGAAGCTGGGGATATCCTGCTCTACTGCGGCGTTGAGGATCATCATGGTAGCTGGCCCGCTATCGGCTCCGAGGTCGTGGTGCAGGGCATTAGCCAGTATGGCAATCTCCAGTACCGCTGCACTACCAAGAGTGGGGAAGTTATCGAACGACAGAATGCTCCTGACTACTGCGTTGCCCAAGGCTTCTCCTTCGTTCGCCGCCCGTTTAAGGCTGGCGAAGCCGTGATGTACACCAATCAATCTGAGGCCTGCCCCGGCTGGGAAGGTGTATTGCTTATTGATACGGACGAAAAAGATCGGCCGCCGTCGTATGGCGCTGCTGTGATTAACCACAAGGGTGCTCGGGGCTCTATCGAAAAGTCCCTGCTTAAGCGCGTCCTTTAACCCATAGCCCACAAGGAGGGCCGAGTATGTTGATTATCATTCGCGGCCTTCCGGGCAGCGGTAAGAGTACCCTCGCCAAGATGTTTGAGCGCGAGGGGTACACGCATATTGAGAACGATCAGTTCCGCGCCAGAAGTGGGGAGTATGTCTATGATCCTGAGGAAGCTGAGCTTGTTAAAGCTTGGTGTCACCGCGCGGTCAAGGAAGCTCTCCGCCATGGCCGGGACGTGGTTGTTAGCAATACGTTCTGCGAACTTGAGTGCGTTAAGGAATACACGATGCTTGCCCGACGCTACGGCCACGGCTACACCGTGATCGAGGCCAAGGGTTCCTTTGGCTCAGTGATGGGCTGCGATAATGCGGGCATGGAAATGCGCCGCGCTAAGTGGGAGCATTACCCGGTATGAAGCTTGCAAGTATTACGCTGCCGCTTCCTAGACAGCAAGTTAGCCCGCTCCACGCGGGGCATAGGGCTATTGTTGACACACTGATAGAATGGTGCCAAGGCTATACCCGCGTCGATGTACTTGGTGCCTGGGTTAGCCCGTGTACTGGTGCTACTATGTATGAGCCGGGCTATCGCTACGAGTTTACCTCCCCTAATACGCAAACTGCGCGTGACGAGTTGGTAGCCTTGGCTTACCGCATTAAGACCATAAGCGATGAGGAAGCTATTTTCATCGTTCATGCTAATGGAAACACGGAGATTGTACGATGAGCGTGTATGATAAAGCATGGCATCGCTACCTCTCTGGAGAAAGCTTTGTAATGGCCTTTAGATCAGAATGGAAACAACGATGACCGCATGGCAAGCTATTGTAGCCCATTGCCGCAAGCTTAGCGAAGCGGCTGAGCAACAGCAGGATGACGAGCTTTATGACCACGTTGACCCGTATTTCTGATGCTATCAGATAGAGCCTTCCGCATCATTATAGCCCGGCGGTTTAACACGCCGTCGCTGCTTACCAAGTGTCAGCTATTGGCTGCTGCTTACGGGGCCAGTTTACGGCGGCTACATATTATGGCCCAACAACCTGATATGTCACCCTAGAACACTGACTATACAAATGAGGGGATACTCCGGTGTCCCCTCGCTTGTGCAGTTAGCACACCATTGCAAGCCCGCTAGTGGGGCCTCTGCATGGAAACACTAGGAAAGAGACTAACACATGGCTAACAACGAAAACGCTGCCGTCGCCGCCCCGAAGACCACGCAAGAACTTCTGGCTCTGGCGCAGGCCCGCGTTGCTAAGCTGACGCAACGACTGACCACCGAGAACGTTCTCAACGGTATCGAGGCTGGTCAAACCGTTGGCTTCCGCTTCGGCCGGAATATCCCGGAACGTACCAACAAGGCTGGCGATACCGTCCCGGCCCGAGCTGCCCGTCAACTGACTGGCGTTGTCATGGGCGTTCAGGATATCACGGATGAGGCTGGTAACCTGACCGGCAAGGTCATCAAGGTCCAAGCTGGCGAAGGCTTCGACGCTGATATCTACAAGGTCAACGCCCGTGACATTACGTCCGTTGGCGACACTGCTACGGAGCAGGACGACGATGACGACGCGGTTGTCGAGGATGATGCCTCGGAAGCCCCGGCTTCGGAAGAAGTGCTGGACGGCGAAGACCCGCTGGAAGCTGCTGAGTAATCAGTAGGGATTACGCGGCTGGCCGTATCAGGTGATACGAGGGGCCTTAGCCGAACGCTACCCTGCGGGATAGCCGCGTAAAGCCGGACATGACAATGATAGCGATATTTTTGTTGGGCGAGGCAATATGAGGATGCGAAGTTGCCGACGACCCTGTAGGTGTAACAGGCGGCCTAGTGGCTCATAGCAAGGGTGTTTGGCGGAACACTTGAAAGAACCGCCACCTATTCATTGGAGACTACCATGCAACGATCAGCCGTTACCGCGATGGGCCTAGCCGCCCTGCTTCTTGGCGCTACCCGCGCAGTGTACCCGACGTATGCTTCGCAAGGTCGCTCCTATCCTAATAACACGCTGCCTCCCCGCAAGGACAAGGGTAGCCGCTACGTTTGGAACGGGCGTACCCGGAGCATCGCAGCCTAATGCCCTTTCACCAAGACGTACACGATACCATGATGCAAGAGGATCGCTTTGAGCTTATGATGCAACAGGCGGACATTGACTATCGTGAGCCCGTTTGTGACCGCGCTTGCGATGATCGGGAAGCTATTGAGCGCGGAGGTTATGACTGCGACTGTACTCCAGTGGATACTCTGATGGGTGATCCGGGGCTTGGCTTCAACGTAGCATGGGCTATGGAACATGGCGACGATCCTTACGATACTTAGTTGGATAGCTACCGCACTAGTATTAGTTAGCGCGTGGGGCTATTCAAAGGACACTGTACACGGCCCGCTATACGGTCTGGTAGGCTGCCTTATGTGGATAACGTGGGCTTGTATGGTACAGGCATGGGCAGTAATGTTTCTTAACGTAGTGCTAGTGTTTATACATATGTCAGCTAAGCAATGGAGTAAGTGATGCTAGACCCGCGATCATGGCTTGACCAAGCTAAGACCCTCGACATTGGGCGGTCCATGCGTGTCGATCACGATTGCGGGTCTGGTCGTACCCTCAAGGTTGACCACAAGGAAAACGGATGGGGCGCGTGGTGCTGGCGTTGTAATGACGATGGATGGGTGCCGCACCCGGAGGAAAGCCTCGCTCAGCGATTGGCCCGGCTTACCGCCGTCAAGGCCGTGGAGGCTGAGGCTTCCCGCTCTGTGGCCCTGCCTACCCCGGCTGAATACGATGCGTCCCTGTGGCCCCGAGAGGCCCGCCTATGGCTATACAAGATTGGAATGTCTAATGCGAACATCAAGGAAGCGGGTTTCTATTGGTGCCAACGGCTTGAGCGAGTGGTCTTGCCCGTTTACGGGAATGATCGTAAGGTGTTATACTGGCAGGCCCGTTTTGTCGGACCTAAAATGGATAGACCCAAGTATCTCAATCCCTTGGTGGATAAGTCCGCGTTCTTCGCGCGTTACGGCAAGGGCACGGAGATTGTGCTCACTGAGGACATACTCTCTGCGTGGAAGTGTGGCAGGACAACGGAGGCGTGGTCGCTTCTTGGTACGTCGCTATCCGCGCGTCAACTTGCTAGCGTACTCCGCGATGGTCGCCGCGTGTATATATGGCTAGACCCCGACGCACCCGGGCAACGCGCCGCCGCTAAGATTTTCAAACAACTAAACGCTTACGGTGTGGATGCGCGTGTAATCCGCAGCGACACTGACCCTAAGCTACTAACCAGAGAGGACATTAGAAGGAAACTGTATGGCTAGTTTGGATATGACGCTGCTGCGTATTGTACGCCGCCGCGTGGACTACGATAAGCTTATCCGCAGCATCCCTACTGATGTTCTGGATGAGCGTACACGGATTGTGCTAAAGGACTTTGGTAGGTTCTTCCGTGAGCATGATGATGTAATGCAGATTGACTATGAGCCGTTCTTCCTATGGTTCAAGATGTTTGCGCACCCGAACCTCAAGCCTGAAAGCTTGGAGATTTACGGGCAGCTTCTCCGCCAGATTGAAGAGGACGTACCCCTGTCATTGCGAGAGGGGCTTATGGCCCGCTTTGTCGCAGCAGATACAGCCAACACGCTGCTCAAGGGCATTGAGAAATATCATGAGGGAGAAGAGATTGACTTCGGGTCAATGCTCCGCGAAGTGGTAGATCAATACGAAGAGAACACTAACCGCAAGGTTAAGCAGCCGTGGGTGCAAGATGATATTGAGGACCTATTGCAGGATGACCTGCACGACACTGGCCTTCACTTCAGATTGCCGTGCCTCAACGAGAGTCTACGCCCCTTAAGGCCCGGTGACTTTGTTATCGTAGCTGCACGCCCTGACGTTGGTAAGACTACGTTCTTGACGAGCGAACTTTCCTTCATGGCCCCACAGGTTGACAAGCTCTACCCCGACGAGGGGCGGACTATCCTGTGGTTCAACAACGAGGGGCTGGGTAAGCGCATTAAGACCCGACTGTATCAGTCTGCCTTGGATGCGTCCATCGGTGACCTGCTTGCTAAGCAGAAGAAGAAGACGATCCATAAGGATTACGCCGACGCATTGGCTGAGGGCAACGCGGAGCGGGCTAATAATATCATCCGCATCATGGACGTGCATGACTTCTGGAACCATGAGGTTGAGGACATTATCCGTGCGGCTAACCCTGCTCTAATCGTGTTCGATATGATCGACAACATTAAGTTCGGCGGCGGGGCTAACAACAATGGACAACGTACGGACCAGCTACTCGAAGCAATGTACCAGTGGGGACGAGTGCTTGGGGTCAAGCATGACTGCGCCGTTATGGCTACGTCACAGGTATCTGCTGACGGAGAGAATATGCAGTACCCTATGCTTGGGATGCTTAAGGATTCTAAGACGGGCAAGCAGGGCGCGGCTGACGTAATCATCACCATTGGCTACCAAGCCGACTTTCCCGATGCCCGCTTCATTGGTACTACCAAGAACAAGCTGGCAAGAGAGGGGGCACCTAAGTCTCCTCGGTGTGAGGTTGTGTTCGATGGTACACATGGACGATACCGCGCGATTAACGAGGCGAGAGCAGGAGAGGCTGAAGAATGATTACTAGTCCGATGCACAATGCAAAGTGGCGTGCTACTCCGCATCCTACCCTAGACGCTGCCATTATAACAGCTAGGTGGGAAGTCGGTGGAATGCTCTACGACTATAACTTTATAGTGCGGCCTACAGAACACGAAATGTTTTGGTCCGCCCTTGCTATGATGGCGAGACGGCTCGGAGAACAGGTTGGATACTATCAAGACGCTGAGGCCAAGCGTATGCACGACTACCAATGGTGGCGGCGCAATAGTAGTATGTTCGCATGAGCTACGTAATCTGGGATTTGGAAACCACTATCCGCACAAGCTACAAGCGGAAGGCTAATCCGTTTGACCCCGAGAATTACGTGGTAATGCAGGGTTACAAGAAGTTTGGTGGCAAAGTTATCGGGGACTACTACGGCAAGAAGCGGCCGGATGGTAGCGACTGGTTTATCAAGCTTCTCGCCCCGCCGTGCCCCGAGGTAGCGCCTAAGATGCTAGTGGGGCTGAACATCAAGTTCGATCTGCTGTATGCCCTGAGGGAGCCCGCGAACCACACCGCGTGGATGAAGTGGGTGTCCAATGGTGGCACCGTATGGGATTGCCAGCTTGCTGAGTACCTACTTGAGGGCATGGCCCCTACGGAGCATATGCTCAGCATGGATGAGATTGCCCCTAGGTACGGCGGCAACACCAAGTACAACGAAGTGAAGGACTTGTGGGATGCGGGGGTGGAGACATACGATATTGATCCTGATTTGCTACGCCGTTACCTTTGTGGCGGTGATGGTGAGCATGGCGATATCGGCAACACGGAAGTAATCTTCCTCGCTCAGCTTAAACGCGCCAAGGCTAACGGCCAGCTTAAGTCTATCTTGCTTAACATGGGTAGCCTGATCTGCACTACTGAGATGGAACTCAATGGCATGGCCGTTGATGTTGAGCTTGGTATGCAGCAAGCCGCCAAGGTTGCTAGCGATCTAGCGGACCTTACCGTGGAGCTAACCAAGCATCTTCCCGATGACCTGCCGTTTGATTTCAAGTGGACAAGCGGCACGCAGAAGTCCGCGCTTATCTTCGGTGGTACTGTTAAGTACGAGAAGCGTATGCCTATCCTTAAGGAAGATGGCACACAGGCTTACGTACAGAAGAAGGTTGAGGCCTTCTATATGCCGGACGGAACCTTTAAGCCGGTAGAAGAGTGGGACGCTGAAGCTACCTTTATGGGTGGGTGTGGCGCAGGAAGTGTATCCGTTCCTATTACTTATACCTCCGGAAAAAACAAGGGTGAATACAAGACCAAGCAAATCACGGTCGATGATCTTGAGAAGCCCAAGTCCCGGATGGAAGCGTTTACCTACACCTTCCCCCGCATTACCGAACCTAAGAAGCAATGGGCGGGTAGCAGGGAAGGCGTGTACTCCACGGCAGCCGAGGTCATTAAGGCCCTAGCTAATCGGGGTATCCCCTTCCTTGAGAACCTTGGTAAGGTTGAGGGCTTGGCTAAGGACCTTGGCACCTACTACATTACCACGGACAAGGACGGTAAGCAGAAGGGTATGCTGACGCTGGTTCAGGCTAGCGGCATCATCCACCATATGCTGAACCATTGCTCCACGGTGACGGCACGCTTCTCTAGTAGTAACCCGAACTTGCAGAACCTTCCCAAGGAAGGCAAGTCACTGGTGAAGTCCATCTTCATTAGTAGGTTCCCCGGCGGGAAGATTATTCAGAGCGACTTTACCGCGCTGGAAGTCTATGTACAGGCCGTGCTTACCAAGTGCTTGCAGCTTATCAAAGATTTGCAAGCCGGACTTGATATGCACTGTGCCCGTGTTGCTACCAAGGAAGGTTGCACCTACGAGAAAGCTCTCCTATGGTGCAAGGGCGACGACAAGAAAGGTATCGCCCCCCGCGAAGGCTGGCCTAAGAAGCGTAGCCAAGCTAAGTCCTTCTCATTCGAGCGGGCCTACGGTGCTGGTGCTGCTACTATTTCTGAGAACAACGGCATCCCCATTGAAGAAGTCAAGGCCCTAATCCTTGCTGAGGAAACGCGCTACCCGGAGATACCGAAATACTATGACAACATCACGGCAATCATCAAAGCTAACAGCGAACCAACTAACAAGTTCGCTCAGCATCCAGACGTGCCGCACCTCACGTGCAACTTTCGTAAGTCTCATTTTCAAACCCCGGACGGTAAGCTATATACTTACCGTGAGTCTCCTGCGCCAGAGTTTCTGGCTAAACGTCCTCTTTCTAAGGGAGGGTGTACCACTTCGTTTAGTCCCACGGAAATCAAAAACTACGTGGTTCAAGGCGAAGGCGGAGAGTGGGCGAAGGCTGCTATGTGGCTGGCTGTCCGCGCTTTCTATCGCACTGGAAACTTTGGTGGTAAGGCCCTACTGGTTAACCAAGTACATGACGCCCTCTACGGAGATAGCCACCCGGACGTTGCGATAAAGGCTGCAGCTACGATCCATGCCTGCATGGAAGCAGCCTCGGAGTTTATGGAATGGTACTTCGATTGGCCCGTCCCTGTCCCTGTTCCATCGGAAACGATGATGGGGGATAACATGATGGACGAGGGCCATATGCCTGAGGGCTTCAAAGAGTTAGCTCACAAAATACGGATGCGTGTCCGTGAGCTTTACATTGGGAACGGATATGTTCCTTCATTCGAGAAAGGACAGTAATGGTTGACATTGCTAAACTACAGAAGCTTGCTGCCGAGAAGGGCGAGAACCAAACTGAGGCCCAAGCGGGCGGCGGCGGTACGTTCGAGCTTCCCGATGAGGGTACAGGCGGTTGTCGCCTAATCTCCTATATCGAGATTGGTAAGCATACCAAGCAGTTCAAGGGCGATAAGCCTAAGGAAGTCGAGCAGGTTATCCTTGAGTTCGAACTGGTTGGCAAACGCTGGCCCGCTAAGAACGATGAGACTGGCCGAGAAAAGCCCTTCGTCATCCGCATCACGGAGAACAAGTCGCTTAACGAGAAGGCTAACTTCTTCAAGCTGTTTTCCCGCCTGAACTACAGCGGCAAGGCCAAGCACTTCTGCGAACTGGTTGGTCAAGAGTTCAAGTGTACTATTGTGCACTCTACCTCTGGCGAAGGCGACGAGAAGAAGACCTATGCTAACCTGCGGGATAGCACGGGTTACACCATCGTTCCTCCGTTTGCTGACGTTGATGACGGCGAGGGTAATATTACCCGCAAGCGTATCAAGTTCCCCGAAGCTGTGTCTCCCCTCAAGATTTTCCTGTGGGACTTCGCGGACAAGGAGCAGTGGGATAGCCTGTTCATTGACGGCACCTACGGTGACAAGAAGGACAAGGAAGGCAACGCGATCGAAGGCTCCGGTACTTCTAAGAACTGGATACAAGCCAAGATCAAGGCCGCTAAGAACTACGCGGGTTCCCCGGTTGCTGCCGTGGCTGGTGGTGGTGACGCTCTGGACATTGACGATGCGGAAACCCCGCCCCGTACTGGTGGTGACCCTGCTGACGATACGTCCGGCGATAATCCTCTGGATGATATCCCGTTCTGATGACGCCTGAGGCATTAGCTGCACTACAAGGGAGGGCGGCGGAAGCTGCCCCCCAAGTGCGGGAGAATGTGCCTATGGTCCCCGGCTTGGTGATGCACCTAGATGGGGACATGGTTTGCTATAGCTGCGCCGGTAACGATGGCACAAGCCCCGGTGAGGCCCGCATGAACGCGCTGGCCCTTATCGAGAAGCTTCGTGCCCGTAGCGGCGCAGAGAACACCGTGGTCCACATGACCGCGCCGGGCTGCCACAAGGGCGAGCGTTATCTTATCGCCACTGTTAAGCCCTACCAAGGGCAGCGTAGCGGCAGCCGCAGACCTAAGAACCACGGATACCTGCAAGACTGGCTCATGGGATACGAAGGCGACGCCTTCAAGGTCAAGAACTGGAAAACGCGGGAAGCTGATGACGGCATTGCTGTCTGTGCTTACCACGCATCTAAGCAGGAGACGCCGGGCTACATCGTGATTGCCACGGCTGACAAGGATATGCGTATGCTTCCGGGTCTACACATTGATTGGAAGACGCATAAGCTAGTCCGGGTTATGCCGGGGGACTTCGAGGTTTACGGAGAGGCTGAGGGGGACAAGCCCGCTAAGCTCTACGGCTCCAAGTGGTTCTGGATGCAGATGCTCATGGGGGATGCGGCGGATAATATCCCAGGCCTTCCCAAGTATTGCACCACGGATAGCAAGGGCAAGGATTGCCTCAAGCCTATGGGCGAGAAAACCGCCGAGAAGTTTCTTGAGCGCGTCAAGTGTAATGCCGCAGCGTTTGCTGAGGTTTACGGGCTGTACTGTGAGTTCTACAAGGATCAGTGCTACGAAGAGGATGGCCGCCCATACTTTGACTACCGTCCAGCAGATCAAGCGTTCTGCGAGCAAGCCGCACTACTATGGATGCGAACGGATAACGCCGCCGCTATCAATAACTTTGCTACTCATAAGGGGCCGGGCTGTATTAGCGAGGCATTCCCTGATGAGCTTCGCGTAGCCGCTGCTATGCTTGTTAAGCGTGTGGAGAACCTACGCAATGAAACTAACGAACTCGCAGCTTAGGGAAGCTGTACAAGGAATGTGGGCGGGGCAGGGACAGAAGTGTAAGCTCTGCCGCCTCCCACTTCGCTTCGATGCTAACTGCGTCGGGGACCATTGCCATAAGACGGGTAAACTTCGTGGTGCTATTCATCGCCGCTGTAACTCCCTGCTTGGTAAGTTGGAGAACAACGCTGCGCGGTTCGGCTTCAATGCGCCGGGTCAACTAGAGGCGTTCTTCTATGGCGTCGGGGATTATCTCCGTGCCGACCATAGCCATCTTATCCACCCACTATATAAGACGCCGGAAGAGAAGCGTCTCGCAAGAAACCTTAAAGCGTGCAAAGTACGCGCATCAAAGAAAGTAGCTAGATGACAGCAACTAAACGATCCCGCAAGAAGGCCGAGCCGCGTAACCCTACGCCGGACGAACTGATTGCGGTCCTGCCTCGGGGTGGGCGTGGGCGTACTAGCATTGCTAAGGCTGCTAATACCCTGCGAGACGACTATGGTTACAAGCATATGACCCCGCAGCTATTCAGGCTGCTGGTTGCCCGCTTGGATGATAGCGATGTTACGGTCGAGGTATCCCGAGCTAAGCTCCTGCTTGAGAAGCGTAACGCTCAGACGAGTAACCTTGATCTGCGCCGGGATAACAAGGTGCTGGTCGAGGCGCTTGGTACTAAGGAGAGCCTCCTTGATGCCATCCAGCAAATCGTCGAGAACCTCCCGCTGCGTGAGCCTGTCGAGCCCCTTGAGTACCTTGGGGATGAGACTGGCAAACAGATGACGGTAGAAATCCTACTGTCTGATTTGCAGATCGGTAAGCTCCAGCCGGGATACAATACTCCTATTGCTCGGAAGCGCCTGTATGAAATGGGCCGCGCGGCTTGCATTGGTATCCAGCAGAAGGCTGCTCTTGGCTACAAGGTTGAGCGCATCGTTCTGTGCCTCGACGGAGATATCATCGAGAGCGATAAGAAGCATGACAACTCCGCCCGTGCTACTGATACCAGTACGGCAGAGCAGATGTATGATGCTACGGTTGCCATCTTTGAGTTCGTAGTCGAGCCGCTGGCCCGCTTGGGTATCCCTATGGACGTGATCGGCATTGCCGGTAACCACGATTGGGACGGGCACGGTATGGGTATGTATCGCCCCGGCCGGGATATGTTTGCGTACCCCATGTATAAGAGCTTGGAGTACATCGCTAAGCGTAGCGGGTACGACAATGTGTCCTTCACCATTCCAGACGGTAGCTACGCAGTCGTAGACTTCTATGGGCAGTATTGCCTGTATGAGCATGGCGTCGGCGTGTCTGTCACGGAAAGCTCCATGCGCTCCCATAAGACGAAGCGTAGTGAGCAGGAGAAGAAGTACATCACGTACTTCCGCATGGGGGACAAGCATAACGTCAGTACGTTTAACAGCGGGCAGTACGTTGTTAATGGCGCTTTCTTCGGGAGCGGGCCGGGTGGCGAAGAGTACAGCGCCATCATGGGGTATAGCTCGGTAGCCGCACAGTGGATGGGTTACCATGTACCGCGCAACGATAGCCGCATGACGCTGTATGATAGCTTCACTATTCAACTTGGACATATCGGAGACTAGGATGACGAAGCCTAAGAATGACGGGCTGCGATACAATGCGGGGAAGCGTAGGTTCGACCTTATCCCCCCTGACGCACTGGCCGCCCTTGCGGACCTGTTTACCATTGGCTCCCTGAAATACGCTGAGCGTAATTGGGAGAAGGGTATGGCGTACTCTAATGTTATCTCCAGCCTAGACCGCCATTGGAATGACTTTAAGGCGGGGGTCGAGCGCGATCCTGAGACAGGCTGTCTGCACATTACTCACGTAGTGTGGAACGCTATGGCGCTGCTTACGTTCAAGCTGCGCGGCATTGGCATTGATGATCGGCAGAAGATTAAGATGCCGAAGCAAATCCAGGGAGGCACCATTGGACGCTGAGAACCGTAGGCGCTACCGTTTGGTAGCCGACGAGGCATTCGCGGAACTTATGTCCGCCCGTACTGCTTGGCCCCCGTTTGCTTCGGCACACGAGGGCTTCGCGGTTATGCTTGAGGAAGTGGATGAGCTTAAGGCCCATGTGTGGACTAAGCAGAAGAACCGCGATCTTGCTGAAATGAAAAAGGAGGCTCTGCAAGTTGCTGCTATGGCAATGAGCATCGCTGCTGACTGCTGTAATGAGCAGCTTATGGAGCGGGAGCGTAACTACTGCCCTATTGACGAGGCTGTTACTGAGGCAACCGGCGATGAGCGCCGGGGCCTAAACTTCGTTGATTACCGGCCGTGAGCGGAGAAATCATCCATAAGGCGGTTGAGCTATCTAAAGTAAAGGTAGCTCGCCGCCGTGAGTTAGAGCAGCCGGGCTACCTAGCTAAGAACTATATCGCCCAGCCCAAGCACGACGGCTGTAACACCGTAATGAAGTTCTACCCTGACGGTACTGTGGAGACTACCTCGCGTACCGGGGAGCCTAACCGGGCCATGGGCCGCGCAGAACGGGCTCTGTGGCCCCGCTTAGCTGACCGGCTCATGCCTAGCTGCGGCTTGGTCGTCCTAGGGGAGGCTTGGTGGCCCGGCAAGGACCAGTTCAGCGAAATCAGCGGGCACTTCCGTAGGCATAGCGAGAGTAACAAGCTACGGCTAGTTGCTTTCGATGCGCTTACCATGAGCGAGTTTGAAGCTGGGCGATCTGACGTTGGATACCTTAATAGGCTTAAGCGTTTGGGCCATACGGCTGAGTGGCATGGAAACCCGGAGCCGGTACAGCTTATTCGCAGCTACTCCGTTAGTACGGACCCGCATGAACTGTGCGCTAGGTTTGTTGATAAAGGTGGATACGATGGCATTATTTATAGGGACCCCTTTGGAGCGTGGGAACGCGGAAGAGGTACTGGTGGTGAGCTTATCAAGATTAAGCGAAAGCTCAGCTTTGACCTACAAGTTTCAGCAGTGTATGAAGGACTTGGAAAGAACGCCGGGCGTTGTGGCGCTATTGGAGTATCGTTCCGTGGACAAGAGCTACGTTGTAACGCTGGAACGGATGCCGAGCGAGAGCAATGGTTTGCTGACCCGTCTTCAATCATTGGAAAGATCGTTGAAGTAGAGGCTATGGACTTTAGCAGCGAGGGATTGCTGCGTGAACCTAGGTATAAGGGGATTAGGCATGACAAAACTGAACCTGACGCTTGAGCCGGGAACCTACACCATTACGGTGCATGAGAAATCTGCACCGCTTCCGCCTAGCTACGTGCTTGAAGAAATCATTATCTTTCAGAATGATACCTTAGCTCAGCGGGCACAACGACTGTTTGATAGAAAGCGTGTTCGGTGCGTTTCTGCTCGCACTTGTTGCCAGGGCATGAGGACTAAACGTATTACAATCATGCCAAGACCATACACTAGTACGTGGGAGCCGCCTAACTGGTGGATGGCAGGAGTACAAGAGATTATGTACTGCCTACTGCCTGACGGCGTTGTTGTAGATTAGGCGTAATCTACGGACCTCACAACCAATAGCAAATTTTTAAGAGGCGAGCCGATTTATGGAAATGACACAGGCCGATCTGGAACGCCAAATGTATGACTTTGGGCGTTCCCGTGCTGAACGTATGATGACCTCCAATGAGGAAGGGGGTAGAGCTAACAACAACCCCTATGCACAGGCTGTGTTTAGGCGGTTCGTTCTGCCGCTCGCGGGTATTATCCAAGAGGATTTGGATGCTAGGCATCCGGGGCGTCGAAAGGCGCATACCGTATTGCTCCAAGGGATGAACCCTGAGGCCGTCGCGTTCCTCGCGGTGCGCCACACCCTCAACGCCATGATGGCCCCTCAGGAGCCGCCCACGGCCCGACAGGTGGCCCTTGTGGTGGGTAGGGCGGCATACCATGAGAAGTGCCTCGCCCTGTTCTCAGAGGCATCCCCGGAGCTTTTCTATACTCTTGTTAACGACCTAGACCGCCGCCTCTCTAAGAGTGAGCGGCACCGTATGACCGTGTTCAAGATGCAGGCCAAAGAGAATGGTATTCCTTTCCCGGATTGGGGAACGGGTGATGTTACTCAGCTAGGCGCGTATCTGCTGGACCAACTGGAACAGCTTGGCATGGTGGAGACTAGCAGGTTTACCCCGGCTACAGCCAACAAGTCCCGGCTGCGTACCACGATTGACATTCGATTGTCAGAAGACCTGCTGGGTATCATCGGCGGCATTAAGGAACACATCATTGGCACCACGCCGTATTACCTTCCCTGCATTGAGCAGCCTAAGGATTGGGTCTCCCTCAGCGACGGGGGCTTCCATACCAAAGAGATGCGCCGTATGCAACCGTTCGCCGTGCGATCCACGAACCTGCGGAGTACAGAAGACTTCGACGTAGGCAGCATGGATATCCCGCTGGCAGCGATCAATGCGCTACAGGCTACGGAGTGGCAGATCAACGGCAAACTACTGGACGCGATCCGCGATGTAGCGCGACACTTTGATATGGAAGAAATCCTGTCTCAGGCGGAGTTCCCCGCACCGCTCAAGCCTGACTGGCTTAGTGGGGATATGAAGATGGAAGATATGATCCCATCGCAGCAAGAGGAGTTTGTGCATTGGAAGCGTCTAAAAGCCGAGTGG